CCAATCATGTTAACTGTGTTTCTAACAAGTGACGTAAGTGCTTTAGGTTTTCTACCCATATCACCCTTCATATCACCTTTGTTAAATTGATCTACATCTGTAGGAGTAAGTAACATACCCAAACTATCAATAACAAACAACACCTTAGGTCTTTCTTCTTCTGGCATTGCCTTATAGTCTGACATAAACGTACTAATAGTTTTAGCAACGTCATCAATCATTGACATATTAAGTTTAAGTAGTTTTTCTTCTGATGTATCTACGTCTAATGCGTGTAACCAACTTTCATCAAGTGCATTCTCTGAGTCAATAAGAACAACAAAGATACCTTGATCCTGTGCGTGTTTTACAATGTTACCTGCACAAATATATGATTTACCTGCACCAGATTCGCCTGCAAATACTGTTACCTTACCCATTGGCACACCTTTGTTAAAGTCGCCACTAATAAGATAATTGAGTGCATAGTTACCTGTCGAAACCCAATCAGTCGGATCATTAAATCCTGCACTCATACCTGTAATAGATTTCGTTAAGTTTTTTCGAAACTTAGAAACGTCAAATGCTCTGTTAGCCATTGTATCTCCTTAATCCAATATATGGGGTGTGCCTGTTACAACACACCCCTATAATATTACTGTTGTCTATTGCGGATCATTGCAAGAATGTCTTCCGCTTTATTGTTATCTGCTGGAGCAGTTGTTGACTCAGTAGTTGGTGCTGGTGCTACTGGTTCCGCAGTTTTTTCTACTGCTGGAGCCGTTTCAGCCGCTGGAGCACTTGGAGTAGGAGTAGATGCTTTCACAGGATCACCTGTTCTTGCACTTACACCAGCTGGTCTAAAGTATTGACCAAACTGTTCCATATCGTATGCTTCACCGTCAACCGATGCTTCAAACATCTTTTTAATTACACCTACTTCAACCTCTGAAGGTTTCTTAGGTAAGTAATCGCTCAAGTTAAACAAACCGCTATCTTCAATAGCTTTGTACTCTGACTCATCTAATGGTCTCTCTCTACGAGCCCAGTTTGATGTTGAGTAATCTGCATAACCACCTTTTGATGTTTTAGCAATCCTAAAGTCTACACCTGCGGTATAATCTGTAGGCAACTCGTTCATATCTGGATCCATCAATGCTCCTTTAATGATTTGGAAAATTTGTGGACCAATGATAAATCTACGAATTGGATTTGTTGGAGTTGAATCCTCTTTTAAAGGATTATCTGTAACAAAGCCTTGGAATACATATGAACGTTTTTTCCAATACTTACGTCCCATATCTTCTAAGTTCTTGTCTTTAAACCAACCCCTTACTTCTGAAAGTACTGGGCAAGTTTCCCCATACATTTCCATACAAGGTACTTGTACCTGTACAGGGCGAGAGTCTGTCTCACCTTTGATTCCAGCAAATGGAAGTTTGATCATCAAACGTTCTTGCCAGAAAAATGTATTGTTTTCGTCGCCATCAGGTAAGAAACGGACAGTTGATGTCTCGCCTTCCTTCAAGTTCCAAAATGGGTAAATGGCGTTGTCGCCGCCTGTGGATTGACCCGATGAGCGGGTTTCCTGTTCTTTTAGTTTTGCACGAATTTCTGCTAATGTAGCCATAATATAAGCCTCCTATAATTTGTTAAGCCTTCGTTGCTTTGTGCCTTTAATAGTGTAGCACAGTTTTATATACTACACTAATATACTTATAAAGTCAAGTGTTTGTTTGCCAAAAAAGTGACTTTATAAATTCTTATACACCTGCTAGGTGTTTAATTCTTTCCATCTCGCGATCTTTACCTGCCTTAAGTCTTTCGATCATTTTCTCTGCAAATGGTATTGCTCTGTCTCCAAACTCTTTTTCACAAGCAGTTATGATAGCAGTTTCACCTTTTGGAAAACTATTAGTAGTGTAGTCGTAATGTGACTTGACTAGTTCTTCTAATTTTTCTCCAGGTGATCTATCGTCTTGTTTATCTTTTTCAATGCTACCGTCTGGGTTCATTTTAACATCGATTGTATCATCTGATTCTGCTTTTGGATTAGCATCTGCAAATGATTTTAATTCATCTACTGCATCTGCAAATGTCAATTCTTTGTCAACTAAAGCTGAGTTAATGACTGTTTTACTTCCCCAAACTAAATCTGCATCATCAAAATATACATTTTCTCTGTTCACGTTTGCCGCTTTGGCAAGATGATCAGCTAATTTAATTTGATTCATTGCATCATTAAGTTCTGCCATTTTATCATCTGGGTTTGGCATACTTACCATAGCACCATACTTGTCAAATTTTCTTCCTTGCTCGCCTTCTTTGAATCCTTTTTCTATAGCTTGTTTTGAAAGTTCATGTTTTTTCTTCATCAACTCTTTTTTAAGTTTTTCGTCTTTGTGCGTATTTGGATCCATTTGGATATCTTGTAAGGCTTTTCTTTTAGCCTCATAATCTTCCTTGTCTTTAATTTCTTCTGTAGGTTGTTGCTCCAAATCACCTGTATCAATTTTATTGATGATGCTTGGTGCTTTTGCTTTTACATACTTCACTACTAATGGTCTTACGTCTGTTGTTGATTCCTTTTGTCCTACCTGTTTGAACATATCTAAAAGCATCGGGTCGTCTATGACACCCTTTAAACTCATAACAGCATTGTTACCGTTAACTCCGGCTTGAAATTCTGTTGCCATTAAGCCATTTAGTTTTTTAATTGCGGCTTCTTGGTCTTTGCCTTCGCCGTTAATTAAAGCATCTTCTGTTTCTCCCACTATCATGGATAATTCGTTTTCGAATTCTGCTTCTGGATTGTATGCTTCTTCTACTGCATAACCTTCTTTATCCAAAGCATCTATTACTTCATCACGTGGTGCCATTGTGTGTATAACAACTCCACCCTGTCTCATTTCGTCTGGCTCACACTTACATTTGATACCAGCCTTACCACAAGCATATTCCATTTCTTCACAATCTTTTTCTGAAATGCCTCTATCCTCATCGTAGTCGCCATCGATATAAATTCTATGTGCGTGTGCTTCTGAACCACCTTCATGTCCCATAGCTTCGTCTTTGATTAATTCTTCTTGATGTTTAGCAAGTTCTTCCATTGAGTCAAATGGTCCACCTGTTTGTTTACCATCTCTGTATGAATAAAATTTTCCGTCTTTGTGTACAGCTGACAAACCATATTTGTTCATGCCCATATCACTTGGACCTACTTCTTGGATTTTATTCTTTTCACTTACTAATTTGTTTATGTATGGAAATACACTTTTTAGTTCTTCGTTAAAAGTTCTAATAGTTAATTCATCAATCCAACTGTTTTGTAATTCTTCTGGAACTTCTTCCATTACCACTGGACTGAAATCTTTGATTGCTTCTGCGTAATGATTTGCACGTTGTAATTTCATTACTTCAGTTTTAATTGTATCAAGTCTTTCATTAACTAGATCCATGTAACCTTTCAAGCCTTCTGCCATTACAGCTGAACGGTTCATGTAAGTTTTAAACTGTCTTAGCTTTGATAATTCTTCGCTGAGTGAAACGATATGTTTACCAAAGTCATCGTATAAGTTTCCGCCTTCGCTTACGTGTCTTGCTAAAGCTCTTGCACCATTTAAATGTCTAAATGGATATTTAAATCTTTCGCCACTATCACTTTCAATATAAATGCTGTGTACGTGTTGTGTTCTTGCTCCAGGAACTTCCATGTTCACTGGTTGCGTATGTTTTAGTACTAGCCTAGCTTTGTCTACATCTTCGTAACTTGTTCTACTAGTGCCGTACATTTTACTTTCACTCATTGTTTTATCTCCGGCAGTTTTAGTTAAGTGTTGGTAATCTCTTTTATCTAGATTACTTTTTGTTATATCACGTGTATCAAAGTTAAGCATATTTCTCTTTGAAAATACTCTTAATTCTTTTAAAAAATCGTACCATTGTCCTTTGATGCTATCTGGTTGTTCTGATACAAAAGTGTTGTTGTATGTTACAGCAACTTCTTTCTCAGTTAGTGACACACTTACTTTGCCTAATGAATCTTCGCCTACTTTGTAGTCAAAGTCAAAATAACGTGCTAATTTAGGCTCATCTGTTACTACGCCATTCTCGTCGCCTATTGTAACTGATGGAAATCTGCCTCTAATTTTAGCAAATAGCTGTTCTGATATATTGTCCATATTGCTCATATAACTATTTATCTTATGTTTGTTGAAACAAATATCGGCATGGGCGGTGTAGCATCCTCACCTGTATCTGCTTGATTGAAGGTTTCATACACTCTAGGATCCCAATCTTTTAGTACTGCCATAATACGCATACTCAGTAAACAAGCACTTACTAAATCATCTGTTTCACCTGGTTTAGCTTTAAAACTGCTACCACTAGCAACAAAAGCCTTAAGTTCACTTACTAATACTTTGCTGTTTATTGTTAGCTTATCATTTTCAACCATGTTTTTTAATCTAGTACAAGCACTAATTTTAGTACTGTGAGTTGTATTAAATCCTTTTCTAAACTTACGTACATGGCCTTTTCTTATTGGTTCTGATACACACATACCTGGTATATTCTCTTCGCCCATATCTCTAATAACAATTAAAGCACCTTCACCAATGCTATTATTTTCTACTGACCAGTATATGTTTTGTCCATCATTAGAACAACATTCTTTTATGTAATTACAAATGTCTTTTAATATTCTTATCTGTGCAGGTATGGGTGTAGTGTTGTGTCTCCATTCTGCTATTTGTTTATATGTAGGTAATTCAAATACTTGTATCGCGGCATAGTCGCCTCCTGTTCCCATAGCAGGATCTAATGCAACAACATAAGTGTTAGTACCGTTTGGCTTTCCGTACCAACGTGTTTGCCCCATGTTCATAACAGGTTCACTGCCTTCTAAACTTGATAACTTTATACTGTTAATTAATGTTTCATCATAAACTAAGAATTCGCAACCATACTCACGTCTAAATCTTTCTTCACCAATTCTTCCTACTTCTGTCTTTGCCCACTCTTCATCTCTATCAGGATGTTCGTCCCATTTAGCAGTAAAGCCGTGAAAACCATTTTGACCTATATCACTTTCATTACCATTCTCATCAAACTTGTTTTGTGATTCTTTCCATATGATTGCAAATGTATCTTCATCTGAATTAGGTGTGCTTGTGATAATTGCACGACCACCTGTTGCTAGTGTTGGAGATATCGAAGTCCAAAACTCATCTGCAATACTTGGATTAACAAATGCAAACTCATCACAGTATAATAAAGATATTGACATACCTCTTCCTGTGTTACCTGTTGTAGTAGCACTAACTATTCTACTTCCGTTTTCAAACTCCATGCTACCTTTGTTGTAGTTGGTAACACCTGCTCTGATAGTGTCAGGACATAATTCATATCCGTATCTAATACGTTGCATAATTTCTTGAGCACCTGTGTATTTGTGTGCGGCAATCAGTATTGTTTGGT